CGGCTACACCCAGGCGCAGGTAGACGCGATCAAAGCAGCAGACCCTGAACGCGAATTCACCTATGACACCGATACAGGCTCTTGGCATGAGGTACGCAAGCTAGAACCAACATTCACACGTGTATCACTGGCTGATGTGTTTACGAACCCGCCACCGGATCAGGAGTATGTGCTGGATGGTTTGATACCTCGCGGCGTGTTGACCTTGTTATCCGCGAATGGTGGCACTGGTAAGTCGCTGATGACGTTGCAGCTTGCGGCTCACAGGGCACTAGAAAAGCCTTTTCTGGGTTTGCAGACGAAGCGCACCGGCAAAACACTGTATTTCAGCGCAGAAGATGGCACAGACATTGTGCGCCGCCGGTTTGCGTCTGTGTGCAAGGCAGATAGCCTGAATCCCGCCGAGGTAAGCGAAAACCTGATCGTTTTGGACGCAACGGATAACCCCGCGCTCTACGTTGAAAAAATGGCGGCAGGTGTAAGAGGTGGCGAAAAGACACACGCATACAACAAGCTTGCATCCATGATCAAGGACGAAGGTGTTGATTTTCTAATCGTGGACAACGCCAGCGACTCATACGACGCTGACCCGATAGACCGCCAGCGCGTAGGTGAATTCGTCCGTTTGCTTGTCAAACTGGTGAAGGCGCAGCAAGGCACCGTCCTATTGCTTGCGCACGTCAACCGCAATACTGCACGGGGACATGGCTCAAACAGTCAGGACTTCGCTGATAGTGCAGCTTGGCATAACAAGGCGCGTTCGCGATTGTTTTTGAAAGCTGAGAAAGAAAATTCACCGGATTTGATACTTGAGCACCAGAAAGCGAATCTAGGCCGCAAGCGTGAGCCGTTGTTGCTGACCATGCGCGAGTATGGCGGCGTGGGGCTGCGGGGGGCTGGTGTTGACTTTTCGGGACTGATGGCGCGCCAAGAAGGCCGCGAAGATGACATGGCAGCGGCAGCACTTTTGAAGATTTTGGCCGAGTATGAAAGCCGCGAGCAATACGCTAGCCCTTCACCCACAGCAAGAAACAACGTTTTCAGCCTGTTACGTGCCGAGCCATCATTCAAGAAATTGAATCTAAGCGCTGAGGACGTCAAGCGACTTGTCCAGCAATCTAGCCGTGCGGCATGGATTGAGCCGCTTGAATACAAGAGCGCACACACCCGTAAATACTGCCAGCGGTGGACGGTTACGGCAAAAGGCAAGGCGCATATTGAGGTTTGCGCACCCACTTCACCCACAGCACCCACATAGATTTTTTTATATCTGGGTGCACAAGGCACATGGGGTGCACCCACAGCACCCACATGGTGTAGGGGGTATGGGGGAATAGCGCGCACATATCTGGGTGCGCAACCGCAACAAAAACACAGGCTGACGACATACGGCGGCGCACCCAGATATGCCGCACTTTTAGGACAGAGACAAATGACGAACACCATCCACATACCTGCCCGCGACTTGCTTCGTAGCTTGGGCGAAATCGGCTACTTCGATAAAAAGCCATCATCAAACACACGGGCGATTGCCCGCGAGCTATACACGACGCTGATCCATCATGCAAAGGGCAACGGTTTCACCCACGCAAACGAGCTAAATCGTTTACTCGCACGTGGGGACAGGGGACACCGGGCGCAAACACTTGCCAGTGAAGCTGTGGCCTGCATTGGTGGAGAGCTGCGGGCGCATACCGTTGTACGGCTACTCATGGGCCACTATGGGCCGGTTGAGCGTGTTATCGGGGACTTCAATCAGAGGCACGGGGGGGCGCAGTAATGACCCACGTTACTCAACAACAAAGAGCGCAGATTGCCGATTTGAAGGCCGCTGGTTTGTCGTTCGTCAGAATCTCACAGCAGACCGGCATTAACCAAAGCACCTGCAAAAACGTTTTTTACAAAGACAACCCAGCAACTGCATCATCTTTCAAAAGCAAGGATGGCAAATTCAGGACCACGGCACGCTCAGGTCCGGGACGAAAGCCGCGAGATGGTCTTGAAGCTGCATCCGACAAGCAACGTGCAGCAGAGTACCGGGCACGGCGCAAGGCGCATCTCGATAGCCTGGTGAGTAACTTGGAATCGGCGACGGACGCTGATCTAGTCGCCTTGCTGGAAACCACATTCAAGGCTGGCAACGAAGCGCAGGTTAAAGATGTTGTTGCCGTGCTGCATGGCAGGTACTGCGGCAAAACGTGATTCTCACGAAATAGGAATGGTAAACGTTGTTTACTTTTATAGCAGTTTGATATATAACCCGTAGTTATATAAACCATCAAACTCATAAGGACAACTGATGAATCTCGCCGCCATCCGCGAATCTCGCGCCGCCAAAGTTGCAGACATGCGCCGCCTGCTGACCACTGCCGAAACTGAAAAGCGCAGCCTCACCCCTGCCGAGCAATCCGCATTCGATGCGCTCAAGACTGAAATCACTGGCCTGGAGTCGCAAGAAGCCCGTGCGCAGTTTCTGGAAGATGCCGAGCGCCGCAGCCTGGGCACGCCAGTGGGCGACAAGAGCCTGAATGCGCTGCACCGTGAAGTAAACGTGCTGGACGTGATCCGCAGCCAAATGGAAGGCCGCGCCCTGTCTGGTGCTGCCCTTGAATCACATCAGGAGTCCGAGCGCCGCACTGGGCGCAAGGCGCAAGGCGTGTACGTGCCATTGGCCGCACTGGAGCAACGCACTCAAACCGCAAACAATGACGTGGCTGGTGGGTACCTTGTCGGCACTGACCACCGCGCAGACCAGTACATCGAGCCTTTTCGCAATGCCCTACTTGCCCGCCGCCTGGGTGTGCGGGTGCTTTCCGGTTTGACCGGCAATGTGTCCATTCCGAAGCACACATCGGGCACCAGTGCCGGATGGGTAGCTGAGAATTCAGCGCTGACGGCTAGCACTATGGCTTTTGGAAGCGTGACGCTTTCCCCTAAGCACGCGGGCGGAATCACAGAGATGAGCCGTCAATTGATCCAACAGTCTAGCCCTGACATCGAGCAATTGGTACGCGGCGACCTGTCCTTTATGCTGGCACAAGCCATTGATAGCGCGCTTATTGCGGGCGCTGGCGGTACTGAGCCTATTGGCGTGCTGGCCACCAGTGGCGTGCAGACTGCCAACCTTGCCACATTGTCTTGGGCAAACGTCCTGGCCATGCTGCAAAAGCTGGATATTTCCAACGCCACCGCCGCCAACATCGTGGCCAGCATGAAGGTTAAGGCAAAGCTGCAAGGCACATTGAAGGCCAGCGGTATTGCGGGATACCTCATGGAAGGTGGGCGCATGGCTGATCTGCCTGTCTATTTCAGCAATCAAGTCGCTGAGAAGGCCGGATCGCCCAACACCGGAAAGCTGATCGCTGGCGACTGGTCCCAAGTGATGCTTGGTATCTGGTCCGAAGTTGACATTCTGGTAAACCCGTTCTCGGAAACTGCCTACACCAAAGGCAATGTGCTGATTCGTGCCATGTCAACGGTTGACATCGCAGTACGCCACCCCGAAGCGTTCGTGTTCGCAGAAGACATCACGATCTAAGGGGAATAGCGAATGTTGGAAATCCGCTCTAACGGCACTCTGTCTGCAAAGGGCAAAACCTTATCCGGTTACGCTGCCGTCTTCAATAGCGAAGCAGTCCTTGGAGACTTTACCGAAGTTATCCGGCAAGGTGCTTTCGCCCAATCATTGGCGACGGGTTCCAACATTCGCGCCCTGTACCACCATCAAGGTGATGCCCTGCTGGGGACCACACAAGGCGGAACGCTCCAACTGAGGGAAGACGCTCACGGGCTGGCTTTCACCCTGGCACTGCCCGACACCACCCACGGACGTGACCTGGCCGTCCTGGTGGATCGTGGGGATATTCAAGGCTGTAGCTTTGGCTTTCGTGTCGCGCCTGGTGGGGATCGCTGGGAGCAACGAGCCGGGCAAATGGTGCGCGAACTGCTGAGTGTTGACCTTATGGAAATAACCCTAACCGCTGACCCTGCCTATCAAGACACAAGTGTCGCTATGCGCAGTAAACCGCGTAATTCTTACGTGAATGACCATGCGCTGCTGTGGCTGGAGACTTGCGAATAATGAGCATGATCCAACGAATTGCCTCCCGCCTGGGCTTTGAGCGACGATCCAATGGCGATAACTACTGGTCAAACTTCGCCGCGCTGCAATCTGGACCAGTAAACGCCAACACCGCCCAAGGTGTGAGCGCGGTTTATGCCTGTGTCGGTGCCATCTCTGAGACAGTGGCTAGCCTGCCACTGATCCTGTTCAGGCGCGACGGGGAAGACCGCCAACGCGCAACAGACCACCCGTTATATAAAGTGCTCCATGACCAGAGCAACGAGCAACAGACCGCCCTGGAGTTCAGGGAATGGATGATGGCCGCAGTCTTGCTGCGTGGCAATGCCTACGCCAAGATCATTCGCGGCAATGATGGGCAAGTCCGTGAGCTGCTGCCAATGTCGCCAGACCGGGTTACTGTGTTGCGTGTGGGCACTGGCCTGGGCTACGAGTACACAGACCACGCTGGACGTGTGGAGCGCCTGCTATCGAGTGAAGTGCTACACCTGCGCCACCGCCTGGGTGATGATGGTGTGCTGGGTGTATCGCCTATCGCAGCCGCCAAAGCAGTGATCCAGCTTGCCATCAGTGAGCGTGATCATGGGGTTGCCACCTTCGACAACGGTACGCGCCTGTCTGGGATTTTGAAAATCCCTGGTTCACTCAAGGCTGAGGGTTTAAAGGCTCTAAAAGCCAGTTGGGATAGCCAGTACGCTGGAGGCAAAAACCACGGAAAAACGGTCATTCTGGAAGCTGGTACTGAGTATCAAACGCTTTCGATGACACTTGAGGATGCCGAATGGATCGCCGCCCGCCAGTTCAGCGTGGAGGAGACCTGCCGCCTGTTTCGTGTGCCGCCGACCATCGTGGGTGATCTGCGCCACGGCAACTATTCCAACAGTGTGGAGTTGGCACGTCAGTTTGTGACCATGACCTTGCGCCGTCATCTTGTTGCCTGGGAGCAAACCATTGCGGCAAAGTGCCTGACCGATGCCGGGAGACGTGTCTACTTTGCCGAGCATCAGGTGGAGGGCTTGTTACGGGGTGATGCAACCAACCGCGCCGACTTCTACACCAAAGGTATTGCAGCCGGATGGATGCTCAAGTCCGAAGCCCGCAAGCTGGAAAACCTGCCAGTCATTCAAGGGATCGACGCTGCCCAACCACCGACCGACATTGCAACCCGTTCAGCGCCTTTTTTCGAGCAGCGCACTGCGCCGACTTCTATACCAAAGGTATTGCAGCCGGATGGATGCTCAAGAGTGAGGCCCGCAAGCTGGAAAACCTGCCAGTCATTCAAGGGATCGACGATGCCCAGACTACCAACGCTTGACCCATGGAAGGCACGAGGATTGAAGACGATAGACGACATTAAAAAGCCCTGGCTCAAGCTGGAAGACATTAAAACCGACCGATGGGTGAAAGCGAAAGACGGGCGACTGCTACCACTCAACAATGCCGCATGGCGTAAGTTGCGCATGAAAGTGCTGGCCGAGCAACCCTTATGCCCTGAGTGCCAAGCGCGGGACATTCTGGAACCGGCAACGCAAGTGCATCACAAAGACGACAACCCTAGCAACAACACTCGTTCAAATTTGGTCGGGTTATGCGCCAGTTGCCACTCACGCCACACCGCCGCAGACATGGGCAAAAAAGTGTCTATGGGCTGTGATGTGACCGGCAGGCCACTTGACCATCGCCACCATTGGAATGAGCCAACCAAGGGCGATCTGGTGCGTCCTACGGGCAAGAAATCGCCAGCAACCGACACGCCTCAGAC